TCACTCGTTAATGGCGGCGTGGGGCACTGATGGGGCAAACTCCGTTAATTTCTGGTTCAATAGGTTGATTTGGTCATGGTTGTTTTCAGCCATCCATGACCCGTAAACCTGGTAAACCATCTGCGCGGATGCATGCCCCATTTGCTGAGCAATGAAGTTTGGGTTTGCGCCAGCAGATAGCGACCAACAAGCGTAAGTGTGCCGTGATTGGTAGGCCTTTCTATGCCTGATACCAGCTCGACGTAATGCAGAGTCCCAGCTTTGGCCGATTGTACCTTCTGAATAATGATGTCCGCTCCTGCCATTTGTTGCTGTCATGCTTGGGTTAAAAACAAACGTGCATTTGTGGCTGACCGTTTTACCGTATTCGCGAAGGGAAACGGTGATGTCATGTGCTCTGCCAAGACGAGTTATTTCAGCCTGATCGCGTAGAGCGTCGATTGCTGGCTGAACAAGTTGAACAACGCGATCTGTTCCTGCTGCCGTCTTAGGAAGCTTGAACTGACCATTCTTTATGAGGTTTCTGCGAACGGTGATACTTCCTACATGAAGATCTATATCCTCCCAACTGAGCGCGCATAGTTCGCCATGGCGAAGACCAGTGTATACAGCTACTGACCAAAGGTTACGAGTCTGGCGAATATTTATCGCATCCATCATGCGCAGAAATTCTTCGCGTGAAAGCGGGTCAGGTAGCGGCTTCGACTTTGTTAACGGTGAAATGTTAGCGGTTGGATCAGAAGAAACATATCCATTGGCAAGTGCAAAGCGGAACATTGATACAAGGCAACCGATATAGCCGTTAACTGTCGACGCCGACCGGCCTCTCTTGGCACTCTTATGCCCATGCCCAATAGCTTGAAATCCGGTAAGCATCTCTTTCCTGGCGACCAAGATATCTTCTTGCCTGACTGATGATGCCAGCCTATTGACACCGATGAATGGCAGAGTATTTGCTATCTTCGACTCATACTTACCCTTTGTGCTTGTAGCTAATTCCATCTCCTTAATAGATAGCCACTTTTCAGCAAGCTGATTTAAGGTTATTTCATTCCTTTCTATCCCAAACTTCGCCAGGTTACGCGAGTTAGGGAACCTATCTGCATAGTCAAATCGCCCCGTCTTTATGTCGTAACAAATCGCCGCTCTTAGATCACCCGCTATCCTCCTATTTTTTGCCGTGTCAGGAACCCCAAGCGCCTCCCTAACTCGCTCGCCTTTATACATGAACCAAATGCGCAAGAACCCTCCGTGGTTCTCTACGCCAGTTGGATATGCAGCCATAGAATTCTCCTTTCTGTTGTCGGATGTCTATTTAAGCAGATTTACGTCTCTTGGTCGCCGGAGGCTGCCTCTCTATCCAGCGATCTACTTCTTCTCGGTTATAGAAGCATGGGCTGTTGTCGCGTGGCTGGCTATCTGGTGCGACGTGCCGATACTCCTTGCCCTCCATCCATGAGGTTTCTCTTGCTGTTTTTATAGTGTTATGTTTCAGTCCGGTAACAGCCATAAGAACTGATTCAGACACCCATTTGTTTGGCATCAGATTGATTACTTCGCTCATGGTTATTCCTGAAATATTATTGAATGGTGATATTGGCAGGGGTGTTATATTCGTGAGATGACTGCTCGGCGATCAACTTCACGCCTGGCTTAACGATCTGCTCGAGAATCGCCATCTTACCGGCATACTCTTCATCATCAGCCGCGCCGAGATAGATGGTGATCATGCGGCCATCAAATATGAGTAGGGCGCTTTGTTTTGTTCTCATGCGACACCTCGTTGCCTGTCTGCTTTTATCCGGCGTTCGTAGTCTTCAGCGCAGCTATCGCCAAGGCAGAAATTACCTTTGTTGATAGTCTCTCCACACCAATAACAGCGGCCAGTAAACACCATTGACGGTTTAGGGCGGTTGGATAATGCGGCGAGGATAATCAGCTCTTCTTGTTCTTGTGCGTTGTCGATGATGTCAGCCATGTTTAACTCCTAATCCTAAAATGCTCTCGACATCATCAGCGCCACAGCCGGATGCCATGATTGCTTGCCCTTCATGCAAGAAGACCCGAACTGGAGCAGGCATCACGCCGGTACGCTCCCACAGTGCTTGATGAAGTTTCTGCTGCAATGCATCCGTGCTAACGCGCCCGTCAGTGAAATAGGCGCGGGGAATCCTGACGCTGATAGTGTCCATAGTGGTTACTCCGCCTGGAGATAAGGCAACAAAAAACCCGCCGTAGCGGGTTCATGTCAGTTGGTTGGATTTACTTCTTGCCGTTGGCCTCTGCCATCTGCTGATAGCGCGGGTCATTCGCCCCTGGGAATTTGTGGCTCTGGCCACGATAATGCTGAAGTCGCTCACGGAAGTATTCGCGCAGATGCGCTGGCTGCTCTTCTTCAACTTGCGCAGGCACAATCGGCATATTCATGCGCTCTTTGTAAGCTACGCCTGAAGCAGCTAAGTCCACGTTAACCTTCTCACGCTCTTCCGGTGATTTATCCGCTATGTTGTATGACATCGCCCAATCCTATATCAGCTCAAAGTCATCATCGAACGTTGCAAAGTTTAGCTCTGCAGCGCGCATCTCGAGGATAAATTTGATGCCGTCATGTAGTGAAGTGGGCCGATCATACTCCAGAACGAAACGATCGTGATAGGTGCGTCCTAGCCAGTATCCTCCGCCGTATTCCTTCAGTCGCTGAAAGAACACCCATCCGCCTTCTTTGGGATACTCCAGCGTCTCGCCGCGGTAAACGACCTGATAGCCGCTGTCGTTTTTCGTTGTCATAACTCACACCATAAAAATACTGTTCATGTATACAGTATAATTATGGTTATCTGTGAGTCAATTCCTACCCTCCGGCGCAGCTTCATAGATGCATAGGGCAATCCCACCACAGCAATGAGCTTCCATGGCGATGGCTTCGGCGATTTCGTCGGTAATTTCCAGCGGCATGAGTTTGAATCCTTCCGGCAACGTGTAACGCTGACTTACAGGTTGAGCCAGCATTGCGGCGCGGCAGGCGTTCCAAACCTCGGCGGCGATATCTCGCTCACTATCGGTCATTTTGTAGGTAGAAACATAACCGGATAACTCCTCTACATTTTCCGCCGTCGCCTCATCCGGCACTGCTGGCGCTGGCGGGGCGGTGTAGAGCGGAGTTAGTTCCCCTATCGTCCTCTCCTCAGCCTCTACTCTGTTGGGATATGCCGGGGTCGATATGATTTTTTCGTCCGTTAGGTCATCGCTCATAACCCACATCACCGGCTGCGCCTCCCGGTTAGCCGCCAGCTCGTCAAATGCGTCGGCGTTCAGCAGCATGTCCTGAGCGATGCTCACCGATTCCCACTTCGCCTCTACTGCCTTTTCGCGCCAGAACTTAGCGCGCGCTCTCAACTGCTCAGTCGTTAGTGTCATGCATCCCCCTTAACCTGCTGTAGAGTGAACGCTGGATGGAAATGCCAGCGCCCCGAAACCCGCATCAAGATCGTTAACGATCTGGCCGAAATCCCTGCTGCCACTTTCCTGTAATTCATCCATCTGCTTATCCAGGCGCTTGTCATACACAAAAACGTCATTATCGCCGATGGTGAAGAAGCCCAGACGCTCGGATGGGCAGCGGTTAAGCACTTCTTGCAGCTCGTCGAGCCAGGCGCGCTCTTTCTTGTTCAGTTTTGCCATCTACTCATCCCCCTCTACGGTGAAAGTGAAGCCAGCGGCCAGGATTGCCTTCTTGTCTTCCGCCAATCTGGCATCCCACGCTATTTTCCTGTGCTGGAAAGTCGCCTGCCGTTCAACGCTGTGTTCCCAATCGTGAAGTAGCATCTCGCCCAGCAACCGCACCGGCGTAGCCAGCCGCTCACCAAGTTTGATATTCAGCTGCGTCAAGTCGGCATTCTTCTTGATTAGGCATTCGTTGTGAGCTTCCAGCTCGGACAACTCTGCTATGCGCTGTTCTGCTTCCTCTGCCCGTGCCAGATGCTTTGTCGCTGCCGACTCCCAAACCTTCATCTCGGATTCCAGCTCGGCGATGCGCTCTTCCGTTCGTGTGCAGTTCTGCTGCCACTGCTCCCGACTGGCGCGCTCGTCTTCCAGCTCTGCCAGCAGGGCGGAGACGTACTCTTGCGAGTAGAGTGGCTCACCGTTTTGCTTACTGCATTCGCACCATTCTTTTTCGCCAGTCTCTTCATCTTGCCACTCGATGAAATATCCCACCGGCTTGCTCAGTTCGCTCAGCTTATTGTCCATCTGCCAGCTCCTTGATAGTGAATGTCATCGCCTGGATCTTTTTGGCTTGCTTGTCGATCGATGCCAGCTTGGCTTTGCGGCGACGCTCGCAGTCGGCCAGCGCCTCTTCCTTGGTAAGCCAGAAGTCTTTTCCGTGTGCGCTATGGTGATAACCGCCTACCCACCAAAACGCAGAACCACCTTCATATTTGACTTCAGCCATCACTACCTGCGGCCCGACTGTTAGCGCGTATTTGGTAACGAAAATCTTTGTCAGCTTGCTCATAATGCTTTCTCCTGGGCCTCGGCCCACAGCTTCCATCCGTAATTTTGATAAACCCAGCGACGAACGATTCGTCCATCACCAAACGAACCAAGGCGCAGCGTTGCCTGATTTCCATCAACGGCCATTACCTTGTAGAGAGTTCCGCGAGGTGATTGCCACGTTTCGCCAATCTGAAAGTTGTCATCAGTTCTCTTAGCCACGCTCCACCTCCCTAGCTCTGTCACCAGACATCACTTTTGTAAAAGCTTCATGAATAACACTTCTCATCTTGCTGATATCATCTTCCATACTGCGAAATTCGACCTGTTTACGGCTTCTCTGCAGGGTGTAACCGCAGCGAGCCATGTACCAAAGGAAGGTATCAACAACGTAGATATGACCATCGCGCGCGTTGCCGTTTTGGTCGGCGTTTACGATGACGTGATGCATTGCCTTGAACACATCTTTTTGGTTATGGAAGTCGCGCATAAACTCTGGCAGGTACTCTCCACTTAGCAGCCAATCTGAAAGTGGCTTCAGTTCATTTGCTGGCATCACTGGGCGCTCTTTCATTTGGCCTCCTCATCACGCTCGATATAGAAATCATCAGGGGCATGTAGTGTCTGTGCATCATCGCGAATCACATAGAAGTCGAGGATGTGTTTAACCTCCAGCAACCCACATACATCGATTCGCAACATCCCGGTTTGGACATCGATATCGTGTATTGGCCACCACCGATCCTTGCCGTTCTCGCTACCCCAAAGTGGGCCGGGCGGCGAATTGATAAACTCCATATTCAACAGGTCGCCTTTCATTTGGCCTCCCGCAGCTCGGTGGACTGTTCTTTAACCAAAGAAATAACAGCATTTGCTACCGCTCTCGGGTTGCTAATCGAAACGAACGTATGGCGTTCTTCTTGATAAGTCTCGAACTCCGCCACGTCGCTAAGAAATTCAAGCGCTTCATCGGGAAGTTGCTCTAATTGAATGGCCATCTGCTCAATAGCTTCAGACTTGGCCTGCGCCTGGATAGCTGCAAGTGCTGCGTCAGTGGCCGGGGTTTCGATATGGCGCGCTCTGTCGATTTCAAACCCTGCAGGCTCACCTTCGGTATAGGCGGAGGCGATAAGGTCAACCGATGACTTCAGCGCCGCATTCTCCACAGCCAGCGCATCGCGCTCAGCCTTCAGCGCCGCATAATCACCAACACGAACTAAATCGACGCAGAATCCGTCTTTAGGGTTGGCATCAGGCAGCAGCGAGCTATCGAAGGAATAAATTTTTGGCTCGTTCATAGGTCATCCTTAGCCCGCACCACAGCATCAACTGGCAGGCATTCGTAAGAAGAGGGGAGTTTTTGCGCGGCGATGTCAGCAGTACAGTTCTGGTAATCTGGGTAGACATAGCCAGCTGATTCATAGCTGCACGAATCCGCACCCGCTGAGCAGATGAGAAGAAATAATCCGAACATGATGCTTCCTATTCAGTTTCGCTAAAGCGCCATTTCTGCCGACGCTCAAGCACCATTCCGAGCGATTTGGCCTTTTTGTCAGCCTTAAGAAAATCAGGAATTCTCTGGCCATCTGGAAACTCCCAGCAGCTTCCGACGATGCGAACTACCGATATGGGTTTGGTGTTTTTATCCATCTTCGTTTTCTCACTGGCAGGCCGACATTCAGGCAATAAAAAAGCCGCGTTTTTCGCGGCTGTATTGATCATCATTTTGTTGGCGCGCTCATGAGTTTCTCCGCGCTTTAGGGCGTCAAAAGCCGCAAGGCATCCCGCGACTATTTCCGCGTATTGATCTTTCATGAGTGGTTACCTGCGGCTTTTATTTGCCTAGAAGGGAATGTCTGAGTCGTCGAAGTCCATTGGTGGCTCATTCGACGGTTGGGGTTTATTTTGCTGCTTAGGTGGTGACTGCTGATTTCCGGATTGCGATGACTCTTGCTTGCTGCCAATCATCTGCATCACGCCGCCGACGTTGACGTGAATCTCAGTCGTATATCGCTCAACTCCAGCCTGATCTTCCCACTTTCGTGTTGTCATTTTGCCTTCGATATAAACCTGCGAGCCTTTTCGAAGATACTCACCGGCTACCTCGGCCAGCTTTCCAAACAGCACCACGCGGTGCCATTCAGTCTTTTCCTTTTGCTCGCCAGATTGTTTATCACGCCACGATTCAGAGGTGGCAATCGTCAGGTTGGCGATTGCGCCACCATTTTGCGTGTAGCGAACCTCTGGGTCTTTACCAAGGTTGCCGATGATGATTGCTTTGTTGATGCCTTTGCTAGCCATTTATGCCGCCTGTTTCAGTTCTTTGAGTCGAATTCCGGTAACGTCTTTGCACTTAGCTTGGTGATCTGGATGACCATTTAGGCGAGACCAAGCTTCCGCATATTTCGACTGCAGCGTTTTGGCATCATTTTCAGAGCCTGCATAGTTGGTAAACTCCGCCAAAATCTGGTCTGCGGTCGCTGAAGCAACGCTGTGAACCTCAGCGTCAGCATCAATGGCCGTCTCTTCGGTTGGGATACAGAACGCCTGGAATGCCGCATATTTGTATGCAATAGACATCGCTTTGTTCGTTGCCTTGTCACCGCTGTCCATAGCTTCGCCATAGGTTTCGACCGTGTGCTTACTGCCGTCTTGTAGTGGTCAACTAATACTGGCCACTGCATTAGACTGTATGTAGTACAGTCGCTCCGATTCATTTGGCGTCAAGCCGCCGTTGTACCAGTGAGGCCGCACAGCGCTGTAATAGCCCGTGATATAGCAGATTATCGCGCGTTGAGCCTCGTTGAAGCTGTTGTAGCCCTTCGTCGGTACCCATTCGGTCTTCAGGCTCCGGAAGAACCGCTCCATTGGTGCGTTATCCCAACAGTTACCCCGACGACTCATGCTCTGCTTTATCTGGCAGCGCCACAGCGCCTGCCGGTACTGGCGACTGGTATAGTGACTGCCCTGGTCACTGTGGAACATCACGCCCACGGGACGACCGCGCAGCTCCCAGGCCATCTGCAACGCTTTGACCGTCAGTGCCGAGTCCGGCGACGTCGACATCGCCCAGCCCACCGGTTTACGGGCGAACAGGTCCAGCACCACCGCCAGATAAGCCCAGCATTTACCCGTCCAGATGTAGGTCACATCACCGCACCAGACCTGGTCCGGCGCGGTGACCGCGAACTGGCGGTCGAGAAAGTTTGGTATCTCAACGTGTTCGTTGCCGCCGCGTTTGTATTTGTGGGCCGGTACCTGGCAGCTGGCGATATCCAGCTCTTTCATCAGCTTACCGGCCAGCCAGCGGCCCATTTTGACACCCGAGTTCCTGGTGACGATAGTCGCGATGCTTCGAGCGCCGGCAGAGCCGCCGCTGGCGTTCCAGGCTTCCATGACCTGGCTGCGCTTAGCTACTCGCTCACCATCGGGGCTCACTGCCCGAAGTCTGCCAGTGCCTGTAGCTGCTGCGATGGACTTCAAAAGTCTGGCACAACACAGCGACCGGATATCGCGCTCTCAGCCTGTCGACTACCGTGAACCGTTGAGTGCGTCCGACATTAAGAGCGCCGTAGCCTTTTTTAGGATTTCATTTTCCATTTCAAGGCGTTGAATTTTCTTCTTCGCCTCACGCAGCTCAATCTGTTCTGGCGTCAGAGGAAGCCCGGCAGGCGTTTTCCCCTGACGCTCGAGTTTCAGTTTATTAACCCAGCGGGTAATAGCCGAATGGCTGACATTAACTGCCTCTGCGGCCTTAACGTAGGTATAGCCGTGGTCGACAACCAGTTTTGCTGCTTCGAGCTTAAATTCTGCCGTGAAATGTTTTGCCATTGGTTCACCTGTGGTGTTGGGGAAGTGAGAATATCACCTTCCGATCAGGTGGCCAGTATCAGTGTGCCACTACATCTTCGGTTGCGACAAAATCGAACTCAGCCTTAACAACCACATAGAACAGCACTCCGCCTGTTTTTGTGGTTCGTTCCGTTATCGTTCGCTCTGTGATGCGAGGAAGGATGACCAGCCCATTTTTTACGAGCGCCGGAGATAGGGCGTTATAAACGGCATCAATTCCTCTGAATGAAAACCCTTGCTGCTTGTTCTGACTATCCTTGGCTATCCCTACTTCTGATAAATCTTTTGCCACCCCTGCGATGGCCTTATAAACGGCGATCATGATGACCCCTTAGGTAAAGTTTCCTGCGAATTCATCCCAAGTAACGGATGGGCTTTGACGATCCGAACCGTTCCAGCGAGTGTCGGTCTGCGCCTGTGATTCGGTGAGTTGTCTCTCCAGTTCTGACGTCATGTGAGAGATAGATTTCTCATCGCTATCAAGCACTACGCTGATCATGCAACCGCCTTGTTTTCTGTGACCGTATATCCATTCTCTGCGAGCCACTCGAACACAGCTTTGATATCGAGCTGAGGCATAATCTGCTTCTCATCGACATGACCGAACAAAGCGACGCCGTCCGCCTCAATGCGAACCTCACCTTGTCGCTGTCCGGCCTTGGCGTGATACTCGGTGCATACGAATGTCATCTTCATTTCGACCTCCAGGCTTGTTTAAGCTGAACCATAGCCATTGCCCACAATGCAGGACTGCGAAGCTTTATGGCGGCTCTGGCGGTGAACTGAGCGGTGTTGAATGGTTTGTTCATGGCTCGCCCCTTTGATTAAGTGTGTCTTTCAACCACCGGCCAATGCAGCGCATCCGGCGGGTGATGATTTCGAGTAAAGTTTCAGATTGAGCGCCCATGAGCGGGCACCCAGCGTAAGCAAGTTGCTGCATGGGTAACTCCTGATTGATAGGTATTCATTGCTGAACCAACTCGTAAATTGGCTTAGCGATGGGTAAAAAAATGGCCGCACAATGGCGGCCTAAAGGGTGTCGAGGCTTCTCTAAACATCATCAAGCCCACACGGATATGAGCTTTGTGATGGTCAGTCAGTTGGTGGTTCAGGTAGTGGCATCCAGTGGGTTACATGATTTGGTACAGAATTGCCCGGATGCCAAGAGTCCCATCCATTCGAGCCAAACCACATGACCCCAATATCACAACCGTCACTAACAATTACATCGGAACATAAATCCGGCATCTGATCGCTGCACTTAATCCATTCACTCATCACATAACCCTCATCAATCCAATAACCACGCCACACCAGAAGAGGGCGCATGAAACCAACATCCAAAACCAAACCTTTCCTCTGAAGCTCATGCTTACCTCGACTTTTAGGCGTAAAAAAAGCCGCTAGGCGGCTGTAATTGTTTTTATCTATTTTCAGTATGTAACCACCTGCTGTAGTAGTTTTGCCGAATCAATCGCTCGCAAAGACGGGGGTTGTGTTACTGGAAGTTATTTGATTTTGTTCAAGTGATTAAGTGCGTCTTCTTTGCGTTCGTAGCATTTAACGAAGCGCCATGAATTGACCATCTTTCCGCGCTGATAGTTTTCGCAAAGCTTGTATACGTAGTAGCTGTCATAAGTATGTCGCTCTGTGCATTCAATGCACGCATCGTTTTTGGTTCCTTCTGGTTTTCGCATAACTTCTACATGACGGTGAGATACAGCAAACTTACGACCTTTAGAGTCTGTTTTTAAAGGAGAAATCCAAACTGAAATATCCATCATGTAACCCTCTGCGGTTAACGCGCTGTGATTTTGTTTGATTTGCGATGACCAGCTGCGAACATCGCCACTTCTGGCAAGCAGCATGAGCCGCTATAAACAGGCTTCTGTGCCGGTAACTCAACCCGGGTTAACTTCGCCCAGGCTTTGCTTAGCTTCTTCGCTGTATCCGCATCTTCGCGGCGCTTTGCCATCACTTCACCACGCTGGCGATAGCGACGTGTCTTGCTGTTTTCTTTCGCTGGCTTAACGATGATTGTTGTCATAACTACCTCCAGTAAGTGGCTTTGGTGGTGTGATGGCCGGTGCTGATCTCCGGCATAGTGATTAGAGCGCCCGCACTACCACTGACTCTGTCTTGAGGCGCCGGTTGGTTACGGCTTGCCATGAGCGCTGTTTATACATCGGTCGCGCATCAGCCTGCGCATTCACCACACCCCAAAGCCACTTAGCTTTGGTCTCCTACACTGGCAGGAGAAATTCCCATGATTGTTAAAGAGCGGTGCCAAGCTTCCGTTTGGCTGGTCAGCGTCCTGCTGTTGAGATGAATATTATACCCATGGTTATTTGCGGTCAATGCCCTTGGGTATAATAAATTACAAAATGGGTATAAAATCATGATATCCATGAGAAAATAAAATCACTTTGGTAATGATTTAGCGTTTAGCTAAAAGTTTTGTATGGAAGGTTGATCTTTTCTTCGCGAGGTATAGAGTATATTTACTGTGAATATATACAGTGATATGTAAAAAATATATCTATAACAGATGATTAATGTGAGGTGTCGCATGAGTGCGACTTTCATCAGATTGGAGCCTGGGAGGTATGAGCAGGCTCCGTTTGAAACACGAAGCCATGGGAAGAAGTTAGAGATTTACCGTTTAATGGTTCTTGATATGTATACAACGACGCCAATGATTTTGGCCTTGTCTCCGATAGGAATGACAGGAAGCCTATCGTTGCTTGGGACTAAGTATCCGTCGTTATCTCCCAGCATATACCGGTATACCGCTTGAGAATTACCAGTAGTTGCGTAAACAAAATCGTTGTTGCCGGGCTTTTCATCGGTATCTATCACGATCACCGAAGACTTAGGCATCTCTGGGAATCCAGTGTCATGGCTAAGTCTATAAGCCCGGCAGTTTTTCGATTTAATGCTGTCAGGAACTATTGCAACATTGTTTGTCTTCTGCTCTCCATCAAAGAATGGGACAACAAACACACCAGGAAGCTTGGTGGTTGGATCGATATCCTGCCCATCACTTGCCGAAGACTTGCCATCCCGCATTGGTCCAATGCCGTTAGCTAGCCACTCAGGGCGAACGCCTAAAGCCGTGGCCAGCTCAACAACTCTGGATGATGTTTTAGTTTTGCCTGTGACGATTTTCCAAACACTAGGCTGAGCGATTCCAGCAGCCTCTGCAAGCGACGCTTGCGTAAAGCCACCTTCCTCCATTGCCAGTTTTAATCGTTCTGAAAGGGTATCTATGTTCATGCGCTCGAACATATAACCACGGTTATCCATCGTCAAATATCCTTGGGTATTGCATTTTTCTAAACTCATGGTTATTATTCTTGGTGAGTAAACCCAAGGATATAAAACATGGTCAATGAAGCTATCAACAAGGCCATCTCATTACTTGGTAGTCAGAAAAAACTCGCAGACTCCGTTGGAGTAAGTCAGCCGAATGTATGGTGCTGGTTACATAACAAAAAGCGAGTTTCTCCTGAAAACGTAACGGCGATCGTTACGGCTACCAAAGGTGAAGTTAAGGCCTACGAGATTCGCCCAGATTTACCGCAGCTTTTTCCAAGACCTGTAGAAGCTGCATAAGCCCCACCGCTCTTTAACATCCCTGACCAGCTCCGCCAGTGTGGAGCATTTGAAGACTAAGCCGAGCTTAGTCGCGATTAATCATTTATCAACAAAGGAAGTATTACGTATGGACACTGCAAAAACACGCAATGACGCCCGTCGCATTGAAAGCTCATTGCTCAACAAGATAGCGCTGAAAGGCGTAACAAGTATTGCAGCTGCAGTAGGTGTTAACCCATCTCAAATCACACGCTGGAAAGAGTCTCTTATCCCTCGCATGGCGATGTTATTGGCCGTTCTGGAGTGGGGTATGGAAGACGAAGAAATGGCGGAGTTGGCTAAGCGCCTGGCTGGATATCTGTCACCAAAAGAAAACGCCCCGGAAGTTGCAGCTTTCGAGGCGTGATAGTGATGTTTGGAGAAAACCACTGGAGGAAATTATGGCAAAAAATCGCCGAATTTACAAGACAGAAGAGGAACGACGGCATCCTGATTCACCGGAAGGAATCGTTGTTGCAGCCGCCAATAACCGGAGCTTTGCTGCTCGGTTCATTGGTGAATATCGGATTGCACTGGCAGGGGTGAAGAAGAATGGGCGTCGTTAGAAAATTATCCGACTACCGTAAACCTCATCAAGAGGTCATGGAGCAACGCGTGGCTGATACCGATGATGGGTATACCCGCATAGCTAACGAGCTGCTAGAAGCCATCCTGAGAGCTAATTTAACCGCTCGCCAGCTCAAGATTGCGTTTGCGATTATCCGTAAGACATATGGATTCGGAAAGAAAACAGACCGGATCACAAACACACAAATTTCCAGCATGACCGGCATCCATCACACCCATGTTTGCACTGCAAAAAACGAGATGATCATGATGAACATCATCGTAACCAGCGGAACGCAAATCGGGATAAATAAGGTAGTTTCTGACTGGAATTGCGATATTAGCCAAGGCAGCGAAACATTAGCCAAGTCGGCTAATAAAAGTTTAGCCAAGTCAGCTAACAAGCATTCGCCAACTCAGCTAAACACAAAAGAAACTATTCAAAAGAAAGAAAGAAACATTCCCCAAACCCACGCAGTGGGGTTGTCATTGGAAGAAAAATTAACCCCACGGCAGAAGGGCACCAATCCGCGCGCTAAGGGGACAAATCCTCGCTCTGCAATGCCAGCTTTCGATCGTGAAAGACTGCGCGACACCTGGAACTGCAAAGCCGATAAGCATGGGCTCCCAAAAAATTCGCAATGTATCGACCACAGTCGAGAGTGGATTGAAGCGCCTCTGGCAGTCCTACCTGAAGCAGTGCAAGGAGATTGGCAGCCAGCCAACAGAGATCAACACGTTCCTGAATGGCTATCTCGCCCATGGCTACACGCCAACGAAGTGGGCTTGTGGCGACAATCCAGAAGGCAAGCGATACGGCATTGAGACCGCACTTCGCCAAGAGAAGATTGACGAAATTCTTTCCCGGGAGGACTGATGGAAAGCTACGAGTTTGAAGAGCAGTTGGTCGGCTCAATGATGATCAAGGGCGACCATATCGACTGCCGGGAAGTCGCCGGGAAGTTACCTGCAGAAGCCTTTGAAAATTTCCACCTACGCCAGATGTATCAAGTAATCGTCACCCTCCTGAATCAGGCCGAACCAATCGACCAATTCACCGTTCAAGATAGCCTTTCAGATTCAAGCAAAGATTTGGTGCTGAGCGTGGCGGCGCGCTGTAAGTCTGCAGCCAACATCCGAGCATGGGCAAAACGCGTCCGTCAATGCTGGATGATCCGTAAAGGCATTAGCGATCTGCAGCAAGCAATCTCAATTCTGCAAAGCGTCGGAGCTCATGATATCAACGAGCGAACCGCAGAAGTGGCTAGCGTCCTGTCAAAGGTGCAATTCGAGACCAACGACAAGCTTCCTCGCCGCATCGGTGATTTGCTGCCTGACTACATGGACGTGCTTGAAAAGCGAATGCAGGGCGCTGATTCCGGGATGTACCTGAAAACGGGAATCGACCCGCTGGATGATGAGTATGGCGGATTCGACCGCACAGACTTAATCATCATCGCTGGCCGCCCTGGCATGGGCAAGACGGAGCTAGCAATCAACATTGCTAATTCGATTGGTCGGCAGAAGGGTAAGGGCTTGCTGGTGTCGATGGAGATGTCTGACATGCAGGTGGTAGAGCGTCATGTCGCGGATCGCGCAGGATTATCTATCAGCACGCTACGCAATCCGCTGAACATGATTCAAGAGCAATACACGAAGCTCACCGGCGCAACCGGCACACTGATGAACGAAAACAACTACGTCATTGATGGCGCCTTTACCGTTGACGCTGCTATTGCCCACGCAGAGCGGATGAACATGGACGGCGGATTAAGCTTCCTCGCTATCGATTATCTCGGGCTTATCACAAAGCCAAAAGCAGAGCGCAACGACATCGCCATCGGGGAAATGACGCGCAAGCTGAAGCAGTTCTGTCTGCGTAGCAAGGTTCCCGTAATCCTCTTGGCGCAGCTTAACCGCGGTCCAGAAAACCGGGCAGACAAACGGCCAAGCATGGCAGACCTAAAGGACTCAAGCTCAATTGAGCAGGATGCAGACGTGATTATCTTTCCCTACCGCGACGAAGTATACGATGAGCACAGCAACATGAAAGGCATTGCGGAAATCATCATCGGGAAATATCGCTCCGGCCAGCCTAAGACATTTTACATGGGCTGGAAGAATGGTCACTTCGTCAACATTGACCAGGAAGAAGCTGCGATGCGTTATGCGCAGAACGAACAACAAACCAAAGAAGCATCTGGCTGGCGCTGACCTGCCAAGCAAAGGAGATAACCATGGATAATCTACGCGAAGAGTTTGAACAGTGGTGGAATAACAAAATGGCTATGTGTTTTTACTCACAACCAAAAAGCCAAAAAGAGACCATATACCATGCGTCATGGCTAGCATGGCAGGCCAGCCGAGCAAACATCGTGGTTGAACTTCCAAGGCCATCATGTGTTTATGCCGACCACAGCTATCCGGCGTATTCACAAAAGCAGGTTGAGGGTTTACTCAATTCTATCGGCCTATCAATCAAAGGGGAATGATGATGAGTAACGAACCAAAATTTCCTGAACTTCCCGTAGAACTTCAGGTTGCATTGGTAAATGCAGCAACCGCGATGGCAACGACAAAAATTAGTGCATTAGGCAGCAAGTACAATCAGAACTTTAATTTCTTCGACCGCGAGTACAAGTTGATTTGCGATTCACTATACAAAGAGAATCGGGGGAGATAATGGCTAAACAGGTCTTCTACCTAATAAGCCCACAGATACTCCAGAACCTGAAAAACTTCATCGACAGCCTCCCACTAAATCCAGATAAACCCCTCGCAGTAACCATCCAAGAGCCAACCAGAAGCCTAGACCAGAATGCAAAGCTCTGGGCAACCCTGCGCGACATCTCCGAGCAGGTCATTTGGTATGGCAGAAAGATGGGCTCTGAAAGCTGGAAGTGTGTTTTCACTGCTGCGCTGAAGAAGCAAGAAACGGTTCCTGGCATAGACGGCGGATTCGTCGTTCTAGGGCAATCAACAAGCAAGATGACAGTCGGCGAAATGCGCGACCTCATCGAGTTAATCAACGCGTTTGGTGCTGAGCATGGCGTCAAGTTCAGCGATGAATCCCGGCTCGCTATCGAGTGGGCTAATCGATATGGAGACAGAGCCGCATGACAAAGCGAAGTCCAACGCAAATCATAATGGATAACCTGATATTCAAGACTGACCACCGCAAGACCAGAAAGCCCCACACCAAACCCGAGTTAACCCAGACATTCAATTATACCGCGACCTTAGCCGATAGCATGTGGCTGCGTCGTCGCGCCAGGAGAAAGCCATGATTGATTACAGCAAGCTCGATAGCATGATTGTTGAAAAAATTAAAACCGGATCACGAACGTTTTCGCAAATTGATGGGGGAGGTGTTTATGACGAAGCTCAAAGATTGCATGAGTTGAGCGGACGGAAGGCATTCCGCATCATCGATGGAAGGTTACAGTCTCTGCGCAAGAAAGGTCTGATTCAATACACCACAAAAGAAAAATGGCAGGTGGCAAAATGACTGATTACAGCAAGATGAGTGACGGAGAAATAAGCGTAAGACTGGCTTATTACCTAAAGCCAAAATACAGCGCAGTCATCAATCCAATCGACAAGACTGGCGCACAGCTTTCGTGGAATTGGTTTAACACAGTACAGACCACTGGATTCTTCCCGCTTCGGCGCTCGGAAGAGCTATTCCATGTCATGAAGAAACACAAAATCGGCCTGTCACCGTCAGGAAAAACGGTATGGCAAGCGAGCCATGAATCGGGAGCGAGCGCTACGCACAGAAACCCGCTGCGAGCCGTCGCGATTGTCTTCCTCATGATGAAGGATGCCGAAAAATGATAATCCTCATCACGGTAGCAATCATAGCCGCCTGCGCTTACTGCTTCATCGCTGGCCGCAGCTTCGAGTTCTTCTGCAAATACGAGCCAACCCTATCAACCACAAAGATGTTGCTACTCAGCCTCGCATGGCCGGGTAATGCCGTTCTGTTTCTGCTGATGAGGTGCGTGCGATGAATTCCATAACCATCCCGGAAATTATGAAAGTGCCGAAGAAGTACGGCACAGATATCTGCTGCAGTTGCTTGTCGGCGCTGGCAGAGGATGAATGCTACATCTGCCAACAGTGCAACGACGAGATAGACCGTCAGGCTGATGAGGTTATCGGAAACGCGGAGGATGATGATGGCTAAAGGCATCAAGCCGCCGAAGCCTAAGACCTGCCGACAATGCAAAACCAAGTTTACCCCTCGCAATACCTTTCAAATCGTCTGTAGTCCATCCTGTGCAATCCAACACGCAAAGCAGCAATCAGAGCGCAAGCAAAAGCAATCTGAGGCATCTGCACGCCGTGAGTGGAACAAGCGCAAGGCTGACGCGAAGCCGTTGAGTCATTGGATAGCAATGACACAGCGAGCCTTCAACGACTACATACGAGCCAGGGATGAGGGAAGTGGCTGCATTAGCTGCGGCAGTACAACGGCAACGGAATATCACGCTGGTCACTTCAGAACGACAGCGGCGGCCGGTCAGCTCAGGTTCAACGAAGATAACTGCCATCTGCAGTGCGCATCCTGCAATGTCCATCACTCCGGTGCAATCACTCAATACCGAATCAATCTCATCACGAAAATCGGCGCCGAGCGAGTCATGGCGCTTGAAAACGACAATAACCCACACCGATACACCCGCGAAGAGCTAGACACGATTAGAGCGCGTTACAGAGCGAAATTGCGGGGGCTGAAAAAACTCCAGGAGGCAGCCTGATGTTCACAAGCATACCTGCAGCAATCGAAGAAGCGAGATTTCTCCGCGCGCTCACCGGCAGATGTCATGGAGTGGTTCAACGTCCGAGTGGAAACATGGTCGTTAGGGTAATCGACCGGCGAGGCATGCATACGTTGTTCACCACAAAACAAGACCGTCACGGAACGGTTAAGACGGAGGGCATATCATGAACATCAGCAAATTTGAGTTGGATGATGATCAGCACCAGTGGGTAAACGGATGGCTTGAGCTGTGGGGCGCATGGGTTTACTCCGGCCGACTCGAGCGACGCATGAGCAACATGATCGCCAAGTTCATGGAAAGCGTAGAGCCAAGCAAGAATCCAAGCAGGCCGATGTGCAATGACGATGATGGAATGTTGATTTCTCAGGTCGTAGATTCCGTAATGTTTATCGACAAGAAAGCCTTTGGCATCCTGCTCAGCTACTACGCTCATGGTTCATCAAAGCGAGCCATTGCATCTTACTATCACGCGACTGCAAAGCCCCGCAAGATTAACCGAGGTCGATTAGGGGAAGGGTGGCGCAAGCCGTCAGAGGAAACATGCAGGAAAGAAGTGGCTGAAATCCTCAAGGCGAGCTTGTATATGCTCTACGCTCCGATGGTAAATGCGTTCAACAATCGCAAACGTGTAGAGAAAATTAAGCATGTTGCATAGATAATGCTTGACTTTGCTTTACCTATTTACCCATAATAGTGACATAAGCTGCCGTTAGTGACTCTTAAGTTGCTGCGGCGGCTTTTTTTGATCGCAACAGGTAAGAGCATTGATGGAACAGGCAGCGTAGATGCGTTCGAGGCAGCGTAACCCTCTCAGTGCTCTTTCCGTTGTGGTGAATGCGCAGGCTGATGCGCAATGGTTTATGGGTGCAGTTGATTCCTGTGAATCCCCAATTCTCGATACGCTTCCGGGGCGTAAATCCATCGTGAGACACAAAGCGAGAAAAGCCGGAGATCAGCACCGGCCACCACACAACATTTTAGCCTCGCCTTAGTGCGGGGCTTTTTGTATTTCAGACCCAGCCAACAGCGACACACTCCATGGCATCCTCTTAGTAGCTGATCGTCTACGGCTGCGGGCTGAACCTTTGACTACAGCATAGCAATGTAAGGAACCCACCATGCTCAAATTACCTGAGCTCGTCCGGGCTGGTTTCGTGAGTTCGTCTCCTTGGTTGCTGGGCTTAATTCTCCTTTCTTATCTCGCTGCAGAGGTTAATTCGAGGATTAACTCGGCGGCCTACGCGTACCCGCGATCTGTCGTTTCATATGGCCTCGCAAGCGCAAAGACCGATGATGAAGTTATCTCCACCGTTGAGCTGTGGAAGAAGGATGCATGGGGCGCTCAAATTGGCGCTCTCCGCGTTCTCTGTGATAACGACCGTGCATTCGTTGACTCGCTCGGCGGGGAGAGTGTAGGGGCTAGAGTATGCAGGATCGTCAAATGAATGAACGCGATGCAGGATTCTGGGTCGACGTTCTGAACGGCCTTAAAAACGCATGGCCGCAAATTCTTGGCTCAATGATGGCTGGGTTAATTTGCTATGGCCGATTAATTTACGATGGTGTAGAGCGAAAGAATCGCTGGATTGAGGGTGTCCTATGTGGCGCCCTTTCTCTTTGCATCTCCAGTGCTCTGGACGTGTTCGGATTGCCGGTAAGCATGTCTCCTTTCATTGGTGGCATGGTTGGCTTCATCGGTGTTGAAAAGCTCCGCAATATTGCCATCAGCGCTATCAGCAAGCGAGTAGGTGCTAGTGATGAAAATCAGCAATAACGGTATCGACTTCTTGAAGCGCCAAGAGGGTGAAAAGCTCTCAGCTTACAAAGATACTCGTGGGATCCCCACGATTGGCGTCGGTCATGCTGGGTTGGTTGATGGCAAGCCTGTTGCAATGGGCATGACCATCTCGAAAGAGAAATCATCCGACCTGCTGCGCTTTGACCTGCAGTGGACTGAGCGAGCTATCAATTCGGCGAATGTCACGCTGAACCAGAATCAATACGATGCTCTTTGCAGTCTGGTGTTCAACATCGGCGCAGCAGCATTCAACGGTTCAACACTGCTCAGAAAACTCAAGGCTGGCGATTATGCTGGCGCTGCAGATCAGTTCTTGGCATGGAAACGAGCAGGAAACGACCCGGATATTCTTCTTCCTCGCAGGCAGCGGGAACGTGCGCTGTTTCTGTCATGACTTGGCCACTGAAACACTGGCAAGCTGCAATCGTCGCATTAGTGCTTGGGCTCCTGACTTACTTCGCCATTAGCAACCAAGCGCTGCGACATGACAAAGAAGCACTGCAGAAAGAAAAGCAGCAGCTATCTAGCCAGCTGGAGTGGCAGAACAAAACACAGAAAGCAGTAGCAGATATCGATCTGCAGAGAACGCAGGAACTTGAAGATGCGAAAAGCAAGATTACTGATTTGCAGCGTGATGTTGCCAATGGTGCTCGCAAGCTGCGCGTCTCCGCCTCGTGCCAACCCTCCAAGCCCTCCGGCATGGATGATGCAGCCAGCCCCAGACTTACTGACTCCGCTCAACGGGATTATTTCACCCTCAGAGAGCGAATCGAAATAGCCAACAAGCAGATCGCCGGATTGCAGGATTACATCAATCAGGTTTGCTTAGCGAAATGAATTCCCCCGACAAGGAATAAGACTGTGTTACCTAGCAGGAGGTGATCACGTCTTGGCAGCCAGAAAGACGGAAGTGGCGAGGCAACTCCGCGAGGTGTGGCTGATGCTGCGAATATCTGAGGGGCAACGCGATTACAGAAGCTCTTCATTGAGGGGCTTCGATAATGGCTTTAACCAACAACTGGAGCCAATCATGGCAATTACAGAAATGACCGAAGAGCAGGCAATGAACCTCGAAGTGTTCAAACTGGTTCAGAGCGACACCGCTGCAGGTGAGAAGGCAATTACCTTCATCGGCGGAAACAAGCTCAAGTACGAGCTTTTCAAAGATGCCTATACGCGCGTGCAAACAGAGCCAGGCGTCGTCGGTCGAGTAGACAAGGCCATCAAGATGGCGGAAGAAGCGCTCGGACTTTTTACCGGAACATGACATGAAAAGGCTTGATTTGGTCGGCAAAAAGTATGGAGAGCTAACTGTCATTGGATTTAGTCACTCACATACTCAGCCTTCAGGCCAGAAAAGAGCTATGTGGTCAGTCGTATGCTCATGCGGAGTGGAAAAGATTGTCTCAACAGCAAATCTGACTGCAGGGACAACGATTTCGTGTGGCCATATTGGAGAAAAAAGACGAATCGAATCTAGGCGCATGCCTGACGGAGAGGCGGCAAAGAATAGTCTTTTTATCTCTTATAGGCATGGAGCAAAAAACAGAGGAATAGAATTTAAGATTGGGAAAGATCAGTTCTACGAAACTGCGGTTGGTGCTTGTACATATTGCGGAAGTATAAATCCACAAACCTATAACGGTAAGGCAAAAACCGGCTTCAAATACTGTGGAATTGACAGAGTAGACAGCTCAAAAGGATACGAAGTTGGGAATATTGTCACATGCTGCGGCATCTGCAATATGATGAAAAATAACCTCGCTTTAGATGTTTTCCTGAACCACATAAAAAGGATAAGCGAATATGCCAATGCGCAAAGGTCGTAGCAAAAAGGTCATCAGCGCGAATATCGCTACCGAAGTTAAAGCAGGCAAGCCACAAGACCAGGCTATCGCCATTGCTATGAGCAAGGCCGGTAAAGGCAAGAAGAAACCAAAGAAAGGGGCTAAGTAATGGCAATCACATCCATGCAGACAGCGACCGCCGGTTCGGTAGCAAACCTGATTCCAGTGGTGAAGTCGCATATTGCAGCATCACGCTTCCCTCAAGGCGGTTTGGTTGGCGTTCATGCCACTCCTACCAAGACAGAGTATTTCCAGGTTGTCGCCGCCGGTGGCACCACAGCAACTGACTACGACATCGTAGTTAGCTCTGACCGTGCTGAATTTACCATTAAGTGCAACGCGAAGATCACCGCTGGCTTCCTGCCATTGGGTGACATGAGCGTTATCCAGTTAACCCCTGGCCGTATGGTTGAGTACGCCCAGGCATTCACCAAGCCATAAGGTGATTTATGGGCGATGAAATAAACAAAGGCGGTCGCCCATCAGATTACACAGAAGAGTTAGCGGAAAGCATCTGCCTAAGACTGGCGGAGGGCGAATCGCTTCGCTCCGTCTGTCGTGATGATGGGATGCCATGCAAGCAAACCGTGCTGAGATGGATTAGCCGAATCCCTGAGTTTCGCGCCCAATACGTGCGAGCGAAGGAGGAAGGCGCAGAGGCTATTGCCGAAGAGCTGTTCGATATTGCTGATGATGGCAGTAACGACTGGATGGAAAAGCTCGATAAGGAAGGCAACGCGATCGGATACCAACTTAATGGCGAGCATGTGCAGCGTTCAAGGCTGCGCATAGATACGCGCAAATGGTATCTGTCGAAGATCATGCCAAAGAAATACGGTGAAAGAATCCAGCATGACCAGACGATCACAATGGCTGACCGTTCAGACGATGATATTGATAAGCGAATAAGGGAGCTAATGAATGGACAAGCTGCCTCTGCTGAACGGAATGACGAAGAGCCAGAAGATTGAGCTAATCCAGTTAATCGAAGAAAAACAGCGCCGCGAGAACGTTTATCGCTACAAACGCTTCTACAAGTCGCGTTATCCGTGGCAAAAGAAATTCATTGCCGCAACATCTAAGTTCACCCAGGTTGCGCTGATCGCCGCTAACCGTACTGGCAAGACCGATACCGGCACTGGTATTGATGCTATCCACGCAATGGGTGATTACCCTGAAGGGTGGGATGGGCACAAATTCGATCATGCCCCGCTGATATGGTGCCTTGGTTACTCGGGTGAAAAATGCCGAGACCTGCTGCAAACGCCTATCCTAGGGCGACGTACTGATAGCGGATGGGATGGTGGCTTGATCCCCGGCGAGCTGATTGTCGATACAGAGCCGATGCAGGGTACGCCTAATGCCGTTCGTTCTGCATACATACGGCACAAGTCTGGGCAGCTATCAAAAATTCAGTTCTGGTCGTACTCACAAGGCCAGCATGCTCTGATGGGCGATGCCGTTGACTGGTTCCATATCGACGAAGAGCCAAAAGACGCGACGATCTATCCGCAGGTGCTTACTCGTACTGCTACCGGCGACAAAGGTAATGGCGGGCGTGGAATTCTGACGTTTACGCCGGAGAATGGACGTACTGATTTGGTTATTGCCTTCATGGATAACCCGTCATCTGGCCAGCACTGCATGAACGTTGGCTGGGATGATGCGCCGCACTTAAGCGAGAAAGTGAAGAAAGACCTGCTTGAGTCGTACCCGCCGCATCAAAGGGATATGCGCACCAAGGGTATCCCAATGCTTGGGCATGGGCGAATCTATGACCTCGGCGAAGATTTTGTAAAGTGCGACCCTTTCCCTATCCCAGATCACTGGCTTGTCATCAATGGCATGGACTTTGGTTGGGATCACCCGCAGGCGCATGTCCAGTTGGCATGGGATATTGAGAACGAATCATTCTACCTCACCCGGGCATACAAGGCGCGTCAGGTTTCTCCAGCAGAGGCGTTCAGCGCAGTGAAGTCTTGGGCTGATAACGTGCCAACCGCATGGCCTCCAGATGGGCTTCAGACGGAGAAGGGTTCTGGCCTTCAGCAGAAGTCATATTATGAAGAAGCTGGATTCCAGATGCTGCCTGAGCACGCGCAGTGGGAAGATGGCAGCAGATCTGTAGAGCCTGGCTTATTCGAGCTATACGACCTAATGCGCAGAGGTAAATTCAGGGTATTCTCTGGCCTCCGTGACTTCTTCGAAGAGTACAACTTCTATCACCGCGACGAGAAAGGAAAGATTGTGAAGGTGCGCGACGACATCCTTGATGCTGTCCGTTACGCCTACATGATGCGTCGCTATGCAATTCGTTATGCAGACATAAAGAATCCTCCAGTTGAAGAGGATGTCTACGTTCCCTCATCCTCCGGTTGGTAAACATGGCAGAGACATTAGAGAAAAAACATGAGCGCGTCATGCTCAGGTTTGACCGCGCCTATACGCCGCAGCAAGACGTGCGCGAAAAGTGCATCGAAGCTACGCGATTCGCTCGTGTCCCTGGCGGTCAATGGGAAGGAGCAACAGCAGCGGGAACCAAGCTTGACGACCAGTTTGAGAAATATCCGAAGTTCGAAATCAACAAAGTGGCCACTGAGCTTAACCGCATCATTGCCGAGTATCGGAACAACCGCATCACGGTGAAGTTTCGCCCTGGCGATCGCGAGGCAAGCGAAGAGCTGGCCAACAAGTTGAATGGCCTATTTCGAGCAGATTATGAAGAGACCGATGGCGGTGAGGCGTGTGACAACGCATTTGATGATGCAGCTACCGGTGGTTTTGGCTGCTTCCGCCTGACATCGATGCTGGTCAATGAATACGACCCGATGGACGATCGCCAGCGCATTGCTATTGAGCCGATATACGACCCATCTCGCTCAGTTTGGTTTGACCCTGATGCGAAGAAGTACGACAAGTCAGATGCGCTTTGGGCGTTCTGCATGTACTCGCTTTCGCCTGAGAAGTACGAGGCGGAATATGGCAAGACCCCGCCTGCATCCCTCGATATTTCTACGGCGTCGCTATGGAACTATGACTGGTTTCAGCCAGAAGTGGTTTACATCGCCAAGTATTACGAGGTGCGCAAGGAATCGGTTGATGTCATTAGCTACCAGCAGCCGCTGACTGGAGAAATCGCCACCTACGATAGCGACCAAATCGAAGATATCGAGGATGAGCTAGCTGAGGCTGGATTCGTAGAGGTTGCGCGCCGTTCCGTGAAGCGACGTCGCGTCTATGTGTCAGTGGTTGATGGACAGAACTTCCTTGAGAAGCCTCGCCGCATTCCTGGTGAGCATATCCCGCTTATTCCGGTATATGGCAAGCGTTGGTTTATCGACGATATTGAGCGCGTCGAAGGTCACATTGCCAAAGCGATGGACCCACAACGACTCTACAATCTTCAGGTTTCGATGTTGGCCGACACCGCAGCTCAAGACCCAGGGCAGATTCCTATCGTCGGCATGGAGCAAATCAGAGGGCTCGAAAAACACTGGGAAGCGCGCAACAAGAAGCGGCCAGCGTTCCTTCCTCTGCGCGAGGTAAAGGATAAGGCAGGGAACATCATCGCAGGGGCTACGCCAGCAGGATATACGCAGCCAGCAGTGATGAACCAGGCATTGGCAGCGCTATTGCAGCAGACCAGCGCTGACATCCAGGAAGTGACCGGCGGCAGTCAGGCAATGCAGCAGATGCCGAGCAACGTAGCTCAGGAAACCGTTAACAACCTGATGAACCGCGCCGACATGGCATCGTTCATCTACCTGGACAACATGGCTAAGAGCCTGAAGCGCGCCGGTGAAGTATGGCTGTCTATGGCTCGAGAGGTTTACGGCTCAGAGCGTGAAGTTCGCGTGGTTAACGAAGACGGAACTGACGACATCGCGTTGATGAATGCGCAGGTTGTTGACCGGCAGACCGGCCGAGTAGTTGCGCTGAACGACCTATCAACTGGCCGCTATGACGTCACTGTTGATGTTGGCCCAAGCTATACGGCAAGACGCGATGCTACGGTGTCTGTGCTGACCAACGTCCTCAACTCCATGTTGCCAACCGATCCGCTTCGACCAGCCATCCAAGGAATCATCATGGATAACCTGGACGGCGAAGGACTGGAAGACTTCAAAGAGTTCAACCGCAAGCAGCTTCTGACCTCTGGGGTTGCTAAGCCGCGAAATCAGGAAGAGCAGCAGATCGTCCAGCAGGCGCAGATGGCAGCTCAGAGCCAACCTAACCCTGAAATGGTTCTGGCTCAGGCTCAAATGGTTGCAGCTGAGGCCGAGAACAAGAAGGCTGATAACGCGACACGTGAAACCGTCATTAAGGCGTTCACAGCTCAGCAGGATGCTCAGGAAAGTCAGGCTAACGTTGTCTACAAGCTTTCCCAGGCACAGAACATCAACAAGAAAGGGGTTATGGATGCAATTCAGCTCCTGAACGACCTCCTTAAATCCCAGCAAGAACAAATCCCCACATCACCACAGTCACCGGCAGACTCAATGCCGAGTTAACCAGGAGTAATCAATGGAAAGCGAACTGATCATCGACGGTCAGGTTATTGACCTGTCTGAAAAACAGGAAGAAGCCGAAGAAGTAGTCACTGAAGCAAAGGAAAATCCTGATGAGAAATCACAGGAAGAACCTGAGCAGAAAGAGAAAAAGGCCGAAAGTGAACAGCCCGAAGAGCAGCCAGAGGATTACTCACTGCAAATCGGTGATGAGGAAATTAGCCTCAACCCTGAAGAAGACGATCACATTGATGGGCAACCGGCTCCTCAATGGGTGAAAGAGCTTCGCAAGGGCTTCAAAGAAACACAGAAAGAAAATCGGGAGCTACGCCGCCAGCTTGAGCAGATTCAATCCAAGCCAGCAGAGGCGCAGCAACCACAATCAGACGTTATTCCTCCAAAGCCGACCCTTGAGTCGTGCGAGTACGACGAAGCAGCGTTTGAGCAGGCGATGACTGATTGGCATGAGAAGAAAGGCCGTGCTGAGCAGGTTAAACAACAGCAGCAACGTCAGCAGCAGGAATTACAGCAACGACTAACAGAGCGCCTTACGAAGCATCAGGAGCGAGCAGCAAAGCTTCCGGTGAAAGATTATCGCGAGATGGAAGACATCGTTCGCCAGGAGATTCCGGTTATCCAACAGGAAATCCTGATTCATGCCGCCGACGAAGGTTCTGAGCTCGTTGCTTATGCACTGGGCAAGAACCAACAACTACGCCAGCGAGTAGCCGCTGAGACAGACCCAATTCGCGCAGCATTCCTCTTAGGCCAGATTAGCCAGCAAGTTAAGTTGGCACCGAAGCCTAAGAAAGCCATCAAGCCAGAGCCGGAGGTTCGTGGTGGCGGCGCTGATGCGAAACAAGATGATTTCAACAAACTCTGCCCCGGCGCTAAAATCGAATAAGGAACAGCTAAATGGCTACCAATGATTTAAACAGTAACGTCAGTCAAATCGTCCTGAAAAAATTCCTGCCTGGTTTCATGTCCGACCTGGTATTGGCAAAAACCGTAGACCGTCAATTGTTGGCTGGAGAAATCAACTCCAATACCGGCGATAGCGTAAGCTTCAAACGTCCTCATCAGTTCTCATCTCTTCGCACTCCTACCGGTGACATTTCCGGTCAATCGAAGAATAACCTGATCTCCGGCAAAGCAACTGGTCGCGTCGGCAACTACATCACCGTTGCCGTTGAGTATCAGCAACTGGAAGAGGCGATCAAGCTGAATCAGCTGGAAGAAATCCTGGCTCCGGTTCGCCAGCGCATCGTAACTGACCTGGAGACTGAGCTGGCCAAGTTCATGATGAACAACGGCGCACTGGCTCTGGGTAGCCCCAACACGCCGATCAACAAATGGTCTGACGTAGCTCAAACCGCATCCTTCCTGAAGGATTTGGGCGTGGTTGAGGGCGAGAACTATGCGGTAATGGATCCGTGGTCTGCTCAGCGCCTGGCCGACGCGCAATCTGGTCTGCACGCTGCCGACCAACTGGTTCGTACTGCCTGGGAAAACGCGCAGATCTCCACTAACTTCGGCGGCATTCGCGCGCTGATGTCTAATGGCCTGGCATCCCGCACGCAAGGTGCATTCGGTGGCACGCTGACAGTGCAAACCGCTCCGACCGTGACCTATAACGCGGTGAAAGACACCTACCAGTTCCAGGTAACGCTGACTGGCGCAACTGCATCTGTAACCGGCTTCCTGAAAGCTGGCGACCAGATTAAGTTCACCAACACCTACTGGCTGCAGCAGCAGAGCAAGCAAGTCCTGTATAACGGCTCTGCACCTATCAGTTTCACTGCAACCGTTCTGTCCGATGCTAACTCCACTGCAGGCGGCGCGGTTACGGTTACGCTGTCCGGCGTTCCGATTTACGACACCACTAACTCACAGTACAACGCAGTAAGCCGTCAGGTTGCAGCGGGTGACGCGGTGACTGTAATCGGTACTGCAAGCCAGACCATGAAGCCGAACCTGTTCTACAACAAGTTCTTCTGCGGCCTGGGTACCATTCCTCTGCCAAAACTGAACAGCATCGACTCTGCAGTCGCTACTTACGAAGGCTTCTCTATCCGCGTGCACAAATACTCGGACGGCGATGCAAACGTGCAGAAAATGCGTTTCGACCTGCTGCCAGCCTACGTATGCTTCAACCCACACATGGGCGGCCAGTTCTTCGGCAATCCGTAATCAAGAGGGGCTTCGGCCCCTTTATTTTTTGGAGGCGAAATGGATCGCATGAGCATCTTTATGGCTGCCGATAACGAGGCTGGCCATGTTCAGGCTGTAATCGCAGAGAAAGACTTCCCAATTTACGAAAAGCTCGGCTTTGTGGCTTCCGTTGACGACATCAAGCCGGTTGTTAAACGTGGGCGCAAGGCGGCTGACAATGGCAACGACTCTGACAAAGGGTGAGATCGTCTTATTCGCTCTCAGAAAACCCGCAGTAGCTTCAAACGCAACTCTAACTGATGTAGAGCCTCAATCTGTCGAGGATGCCATTCATGATCTCGAAGACATGATGGCTGAATGGATGATTAATCCTGGTAACGTCGGTTATTTGTTCGCGGCGGATGGCGAGGAGCCGTTACCAGACGATGACTCTGGACTGCCGCGCAAATATAAGCATGCAGTTGGCTATCAGCTAATCCTCCGTATGCTGTCTGATTATGGCGTTGAGCCATCGCCTCAAGTTCTAACTAATGCTCAGCGTTCATATGACGCGCTGCTGACTGATACGCTCGTTGTCCCGTCAATGCGCCGACGCGGAGATTTCCCGCTTGGGCAAGGCAACAAATACGACGTGTTTACCATCGACAGATATTACCCAGGCGATCTTCCCCCGATTGACGGCGATATTCCAAATCAGTAGGTGACACATGCCAATCCAAAAGCTGCCATTAGCCAAAGGCCTTGGCAAAGACTACCGCAATGCTGATTACGTCGATTTGCTTCCTGTGAACATGCTTGCGACGCCGAAAGAAGTTCTGAATGCATCAGGGTATCTTCGCTCTTTCCCTGGCGTAGCGAAGCGCTCAGACGTTTCTGGAGTGTCTCGCGGTGCTGAATACAACACTGTAGAGAATGTAGTCTATCGTGTGGCGGGGACGAAAATATATCGCGGCAATGAAGAGCGTAATGATGTTTCTGGTGGCGATCGGGTAAGTATGGCGCATAGCGCAACAAGCCAAGCGGTAGCATCAAACGGAAAGATGACCCTTTATAGATACGATGGGTCAATTAAAACACTCCAAAACTGGCCGCCTGATGTTGGAGGTACTGCGTTCCCTCAATATGACATCGGCGAGGTTAGGGATATCTGCAGGTCTCGCGGTAGATATGTGTGGGTTAAAGATGGCACTCAGACATTCGGCGTAACCGACCTTGAGGATGAGTCTCACCCAGATAGATTCCGTCCGTTTTACACTGCAGAGAGTCAGCCGGATGGGATTATCGGCTGCGGTATCTGGCGTGATTTCGTAGTGATGTTCGGCAGTAGTACTATCGAGTACTTCTCGCTTACCGGAGCAACTGATACATCTTCCGCGATATACGTCGCGCAGCCATCCTTGATGGTGCAGAAGGGCATTGCAGGCACTTACTGCAAAACTGAGTTCATGGATTCGTTCGCCTTCATTAGCCATCAATCTACTGGCGCGCCATCCATCTACATGATCAGCAATGGGCAAGCTTCGCAGATTGCCACCGCAACAGTGGAGAAAGTACTGCGTAGCTATACGGCTGAAGAGCTGTCCACGAGCGTGCTTGAGTCAATTCGGTTTGATAGCCATGAGCTGCTGATTGCCCATCTTCCTCGCCACGTCCTGTGCTATGACGCTACCGCCAGCCAGGGCGGCCCGCAATGGTGCATCCTGAAAACCGGTCTATTCGATGACGTTCACCGCTCTATCGATTATGTGTTCGAAGGTAATCAGGTAACGGTAGGCGACAAGTTAGAGGCCGTCACGGGCGCGCTTAAATTCGACTCATCTGCTCAATACGACAAGCAGGCTGAACATCTGTTATTCACGCCGATGTTTAAGGCCGATAACGCCAGGGTGTTCGACTTTGAGCTCGAGTCTGCAACTGGCGTATCTCAGTGGGCTGAGCGTCTTTTCATTTCAGCAACGGTTGATGGCTCAAACTACGGCCGAGAGCAGATGGTGGATTACAACGCGCCATTCATCTACGACAAACGCGCTATATGGCGTCGAATTGGCCGAGTCAGGAAGAATATCGGCTTCAAGGTGCGCGTGATTACCCGATCTCCGGTAACGCTGTCTGATTGCTCATTGAGGATTGAATGATGGCTGATGATGGATTGAAAGAACCGGTAATCATCCAGGCTACGCGCATCGATGCTACGCTCCTTCCTCGCAATATCTTCTCCCAGCCTTATCTGCTTTACGTTATTCAGCAGGGAACTGACCTGGGCAACGTGGCGGGGAAGGCAAACGAGGCGGGGCAAGGGGCATGGGATGCCCAGAAAAGGAACGATGAGCAAGATTTGGTGCTGGCAGACCACGAAACAAGGATAGAGGCAGCAGAGCAAACGCTCATCAACCATGAGCAAAGGATATCTGCGGCTGAAACTACGCTTGCTGATCACGAAGTCAGGTTAACCGCTGCAGAGGCAGAGCTTGTCAATCATGAGGCAAGGATTTCAGCCAATGAGGCAGAACTTGCTAACCACGAAACACGCATAACCCAGAACACAAATGATATTGCAGGCCTGACCGTTCGCATGGTCACAGCTGAGAGCAATATCACATCACTGCAAACTAATGTCGCCTCACTGACAACGCGAGTCACCACTGCGGAAGGAAATATCACAACGCTGCAGGGAAAGGTTTCTACCATCGAAACCAACTATGTATCCAAAGCCGTCTCAACTAGCCAATCGGTTCAGGCATCTGGTGGTTCATTCCTCGTAGGTAATGTAGCGACGCCGACCACTGACAAGCTTCAAGTTGGCGGCAGCGTTAACGCTGTTTCTTACAAAGTGTCAGGAATTCAGGTCGTCGGGGCTCAGCAAGCTGGATGGACGGCTGCAACTGGAACTGCAAACAAAGGCGCGTTCAACGCAGATCAGTCATACACCATTGGTACTTCATATTCGCAGTCAGAGGTGCAAGCTTTAGCAGATGCGCTTAAAGCGGCATGTCAGCGAGTCAAGGCGCTAGAGGATATGGCCAGAGCACATGGGTTGATTAACTGATGATTGAATTCAAACCAACGCGAAATATCGACGTGATTGAAGCCGTAGGAAACCATCCCGACATCATCGCTGGCAGTAACAATGGTGACGGGTTCGATTATCAACCCGGACATCGTTATTTCGAGGTGCATGTGCATGGCCAGTTCGGCGGCATCATCTACTTTCACGAAATCCAGCCACTGACCTTCGACTGTCACGCGATGTACCTGAAAGAGGTGCGCGGATTCAGCCTGAAAATCGGGTTGGAATTCTGGAGGTTTATCCTGGCGAACTTCAACGTGCAATGCGTTACCTCATTCGCCGCGCGCAAATTCCGGCATGGTCAGATTTACTGCACGATGCTTGGCCTCAAGCGTGTCGGCACCATCAAGAAATACTTCAAAGGCGTTGATGACGTCACTTTCTATTCCGCTACTCGCGAAGAGCTGACGGAGTTCCTGGAACAGCACTCCAAATAGGAATCACGCTATGTTTGATGTTTTTGAAAACAGCCGCTGCGGAAACTCCAAGCGGATGAAAGAAAGCCGCATGCGCAAAGGGGGCAAAGGGGGCGGCAATAACGGCGCTGGCGCAGCCGCGGATGCAACGAAATACGCCGCTGACCTGCAAAACCAGCAGTTTGAGCGCATCATGGGCAATCTGGCGCCATTCACTCCGCTGGCTCAGCAATACATCGGCCAGCTGCAAAACCTCTCCACGCTCGGTGGCCAGCAATCAGCCTTGAATGACTATTACAACTCCGGCCAATACAAAGACCTCGCCAATCAGGCGCGATACCAGCAACTGGCATCAGCTGAGGCAACCGGCGGCCTTGGCAGCACCGCTACCAGCAACGGATTAGCAACGATCGCTCCTACGCTGGGGCAAAACTGGCTTTCAGGCCAAATGAACAACTATCAGAGCCTGGCAAACATTGGGTTAGGCGCGCTGCAGGGCCAGGCAAATGCCGGAGCCAACTTCGCGAACAACGCTGGTCAGCTATCGATGCAGGGTGCGTCACTGGCTGCAGCCAATGCTAACCGACCTTCAGGATTCCAGCAAGGGATTGGTGGCCTGGCTGGCGGGGCAATGGCTGGCGCTCAACTAGGAAATATCATTCCTGGATTAGGAACAGGGCTGGGCGCTGCTATCGGCGGCGGCCTGGGGCTGCTTGGAGGGTTGTTCTAATGGCTACATGGCAACAGGCTGGTAACTCTGGTGGCCTACTTGCGGGGATTGGCGGCATGAATGCCAATGCCCCACAGGCTAGCGATATCAATACCACGTTAGGCCTGATCCGCGATAACAATGATATCGCTCGCTCCGGCGCGAACAACGTTGCTCTTACCGGTCTGCGCGGGCTGGCAGGCGTCGCTGATATTTACAACCAGCAGCAACAGCAAGAAGCTCAGAATGCTTTCAATCAAGCGCACGCCGACGCATGGAAAACTGGAGATGTGTCATCACTTCGAGATTTCGCGGCCGCTAATCCTGCATTCGTCACCCAAGCGCAACAAGCTGTTGCCGGCCTGAACGAACAGCAGAAAAGCGACATGACAAACCAGGCAGCTGGATTGCGACTGGCCTTATCTCAAGGGCCGGAAACCTACGGCCAGTACCTGCAGAAAAACGCGGGAGATTTGTCGCGCATTGGCGCTAACCCAAATGTATTGGCGCAGATGGGCATGCAGAACCCGCAGGGAGCAGCACAGCTCTTTGACACGCTTGGCCTCGCCGCACAGGGCGATAAGTACTTCGATATCGTCGGAAACAACGCCAAGCTGCAGCAAACCGGACAGATCGCACAGGCAAATCTCAATCTTGGCCAGCAGCGACTGCAGCAGCAAGCGGCTTATCAGCAAGGTCAGCTTGAGCAAGGTCAGCAGCAGTTAAACCTTACGGCTCAAAAGAACCAGGCGGATAACGCCAACAAGCGCCTAGAGCTCAGCCTGAAAGCGGGTGAGAACAGTGCTAAATCCCTTGCCACGCAACAAGCCTCGGTGCAGAAGATGCAGGACTATGTCGGCGCGCACCAAAGCAACGTTAATAACGTGGCTGGAATGTATGACACCGTGAATCAAGTCAAGGCCATTCCGCCAGATGTATTTGATGGCGTGTTCGGGTTCGGCGGCGCGGTTAACTCGCGTATTCCTGGGACGCAGTCAGCCGACGCATGGGCTAAGATCGAACAGATGCAAGGACAAGCCCGATTGATGGGTGTAATTGGCATGAAAGGGACTGGTCCAGTTTCAGATTCAGAGGGGCAAGCTGCAGCTCGAGCATTCCTAGCCATAAACCAAAACATGTCACCAAAGGCGGCACGATCGGCAATTGATAACTGGCAGCGTGTTCTGCAGCGGCAAACATCATATCTGCAGAAGCAACAGCCGGTAGTTGATACCTATCAGCAGAAAATCGACGCCTTCAACAATTCGCAGAGCGGGAGTGGAGCAGCTCCACGTGCTGGCATGAGCGAAGGTGGATATACCTTCCTTGGCGGCGACCCAAGCAATCCTAATAGCTGGAGAAAAGACTAATGGCAGGCCCATGGGAAAAGTATCAGAACGCAGCACCGGCCGAATCTCCTTCCGATGGGCCATGGACTAAATACCAGCAGCCGCAACAATCGCCACCGCAGCAAGGTGGCGATATTGTTTCTGATGCTGAACAGCGCTTCGGAATCCCAGCGGGATTGCTCGGAGCGGTAATCAGCAAGGAAAGCAGCGGGAATGCTAATGCCATGAGCGGTAAGGGTGCCATCGGCCTTACGCAGGTGATGCCTAACACCGCTCGCGGAATGGGTTATGACCCAGAAGAGCTGAAGCGCAATCCTGCTATGCAGGTAGAGGCTGGGGCGCGTTATTTAAAGCAGATGATCGACGCTCACGATGGCAACGTATCTGCAGCTCTGGCTGCGTATAACTGGGGCCCCGGTAACGTCCAAAAATATCTCCGTGGTGAGAAGACTCAGGTTCCAACTGAGACGGTAAATTACGTCAATGATCCACGCTTTGCTCAGTGGACTCAGCAAGCATCGCCAGGCTCAGACGACGAGCTAGCTCAGTTGGCTCAGCAATCAGCGCAACCATGGGCGCAACAAGCTCCTGCACCAACTGCATCGCAGAATATTGAGCAGGCTGCGAGAGGGCTAGCTAACATCCCGTTCGACATCCTTCAGGGTGGGGCAAACCTCGTAAATGCTGGTAGCCGAGCAGTTGGCGGCGGCGATGTGCTTGATCCGGTTTACAGGCCGGTAAGTCGCCCAACAGACCCTTACGCACAGGCTGGCGAAGCCATCGGTAACTACCTAACGCCAGGAGTTGGACCAGTGGCTGGTGCAATGATTGGTTCTATTGCTAACGCTGGAAATGAACAGGGTGATTTTGCGGCTAATGCATCAAAGGAAATGCTGCTTAATGCCGCATTACTTGGCGCGCCTGCAGCACTGCGCGGTATCAGAGCTATGTCTGGAGCTAGAACCGGCGCTACGCAAGCAGCTGCTGCAACTCCAGCGGCAATTGAGACCGCGAATGACGTCTCCAATCTTGCAAGGACAGCTGCAGGGCGTGACGTGCTTTCCGGCCAGGCGGCTAATGTCACAGACGACATCGCAAGAGCAGCAGAAACGGCTGGAGTGGATATCAACGCCCTAACTCCAGGCATGCGGTCAGGAAGCCGTGGAGTTGCTCAGGCAGAGGGCGCTCTAGCATCGACCCCAGGTGTTGCTCAGGATGCGCATCAGGCTGCATTTAACGAGATTGCCTCTAAGTTTAACCAAAACCTTGATGATCTCGGCGCGGCGGCAGGTACTGCATCAGAAAAAAGCTCATCCATAAAGCAGAGAATCATGGGGAACCTTGATGAGATGAAAAATGCGGAACGCGCCGCATGGGATGACGTAAGGGCGACAATGCCCAATCAGAAGATGCCGCTAAGCAACGCCAATGCCGTTATTCAAGGTGAGCGATCTGCTGGCGTTCCACTTAGCCCTGAAATGAAGCAACTCCTGGGTGCTAATCGCGGTGGGGTAACATTTGATGGAATGAAGGCTTGGCGGGCGAAGTTTGCTGACGCAGAGCAGAAATATATCCGCAGCGGAGAGGCTAACGCAGCTCGTAGAGCTGGAGAGGTGCGTAGGGCGATCACTGACGATATGCGCAACATGGCAGAGCAGGGAGGGTTTATTGATGATTGGACGCGCGCCAATGACCTTTCTAAGGCGAGATTGACGGCGCAAGAAAATGCAGAATCAATCTTTGGGCGCGGGCTGGCGAATGACGTTCTGGTAACTAATGGAGTTAAGGCTCTGCAGTCATCATCGGCTAAAGGCCTAAATGGTCCATCAGGGTTTCACTCGATCATTTCAGCACTTCCAGAGGCCGAGCGAGTCCCTGCGATATCTTCAATCCTGCAAGACGCAATCTCACATGGAGTGAGAGGAGGCAAGTCCGATGCTGCCGGGATTAACCATATCGCTACGCTGTTAACACCTCAGAACGTAAATGCGATCAATCGATATTCTAAAGACTTAGGTCGCATCGCGGATGCATATGGAACCCTGGCAAGAGCTGCAATTAAGCCTCAACAGTACGTTGAAAGAACAGGGCGTACCACTGAGGTTTTGAAGGCGTTAGATTCAGGCCTTCCAAAGATCGCTCAAACCGTTCTTGATGCGACAGGAAACTCCACTGCTGGCGCTGTTGTCGGTGCGACTGGGGGCGGAGTTATAGGTGCTACCGTAGGTGCGACTGCTGGTGCAGTAATCAAGAGCACAGTGGCCAAGATATCAAAAACAAGGAGTGGGCGATACGCGATTGAAAAAGCGATTCAGGAAGCGACCAGGGCTGTTAAATCTGGCGCCACTCCTCAAGCAGTCGCTGAAGCAGAACGCAGATTCATGGCTAACAAGGTGGCTGTGAAGGCGATACGAGATGCAGTAGGAAGCGAGGAATTTGAGAGGCTAGCCCGCTCAGGAATCGTGGCATCTCTGAGCGGCATTGGTGAGCATAATTAAGTCAATTAAATACATTCACTTTAACTTATTTCAGATACATGTTTATCAGCATCGCATATTAGGCTTGAGCAGATAGATGGGATCTCTGCTGAAACAACATCCCAGCCAGCTTTTTTAACTATTTGCTCAAGCCACTCTTCTTTGTTGTTGGTTGCTCTTCCGTGCTGAATTTTAAATATGTCTGCGTATATTTGTATTGCTTTTTCATTTAGGTAGAGGGCATATTGCCTGTTAAGGGCTACCTCTGACAGTATATTAACCCCCTCTGGCGACCTTGCTACGGTACTGGGTGGCAAACCCTTTTTGAATGATAAATTGCAAAGTTCTGAAAATGCTTTCTCTTCTACCTCTTCCTTAAAATTGTAGAAGTGTAATGCTTGCTTTTTTAATTTCACTTGCTTCTTCATATAATTTTTTTATTCTTTCTGACTTTGACAGTCCAAACATAAAACCTCCTGTGTTTTCGCTAGGCATAGCATGTGGCTAGTCGTATTTTCGATATATCGTGGTTAACGTTTCTACCACAACCTTTTTGAACTGCTCGGCGTGTTCGTGCGCCAGGCGTTCGGCATCGTCGCGAAAGCCGGTTATTTTCGGCGGTTGCGCCAGCGCTTCTTCGATTATCAGTGTGATCTCTGCGTTGAGCGAACGTCCATTAATTTTGGCACGCTGCTTAACTTTGCCATGAGTCTCCTTTGGCAATCTTAGATGAAACTGCGTCTCTAAATCTTCCATAGCTCTGCCTCACCAAGGGATGGATCGGCATGATATGGTTAACTGTATGGGTGAACAATAGTACCAAAATGGTATCTTTTATATCTATCAACACCTTACATCAATCGATCGTCTACGCCGATCAATATCAAGTTATTGATCTGTAGTTCCAATTTGATGATTTACCCACCGATTAGTAGTGTCGTGCATAGCAGTACAAAAGGTGGAAAAAATGAGATGGAATAGCCGTAACGCCTGGCTTGCAGTCGTAGCATTTTGCTTAGCATTCTGGGTAATGATCATTCTAATAATTCACTACATGTAACAGCAACCAACACCAGGGCCCGGCTAACTTAGTCGGGCTTTTTTTATACCTAAAAACCACCGCAGGCGTGACCTGTGGGGATTCCTCACGCCTGGAGAAAAGAATGGCTGAAACCACCCCTAGCGTAGTAGTAAGCATGCCTACTCAGCTGTTCACGCTGGCTAGAGCATTTAAAGCTGCGGCAAATGGACGGATTTATATTGGTAAGATTGATACCGACCCGACCATTCCTGAGAATCAGATTCAGGCATATCTGGAAAATGAGGATGGGACATCTGTACCTGTGGCCCAGCCAATGATGATAGGGCAAGCTGGTCTGCCGGTGTACAACGGTCAGATAGCCAAGTTTACAACTACAACGACGCACAGCATGGCTATCTATGATGCTTATGGCGTTCAGCAGTTCTACTTCCCTAACGTTCTAAAATACAATCCTGGTGAATTCGCTGGCCCTGGTGGCGCTGGTAAAATCGGCATTGGGTATCCTGAAGGAACCACCTTCAACTACTCAACCGTGCAGGCAGAGCTTGGGTATTCGCTGGACATGTTTGGTGGCGACCCAACAGGCGTTAACAATAGCTACGATGCTATGACAAGGGCATTGGCTTTCCTAGCCACTTCAGATGCAAAATTCAAAGTTCTAAAGCTTCATGGGAAATACAAAATTTCAGGCTCAACTGGCTTCACGCTGCCATCAGGTGTAAGCATTGTTGGTAATCATGAAGGCATGACGCAGGGGCCGCAAACTGAACAAGTATGGCCGCAAGATTACGCTTACGACTCAACGCTGATTATTGACTTACCTCCGGGCGTTGACTGCTTTACGGCTACGGCCAATAACGTGTTTGCCGGTTTCAGTGTTATTTATAATCAGCCTCAATCGGTAGCAACCGCCGCTGATTTTATCCAGTATGGATATTTTATCAGAAGCAATTCTCGCTCTATGGCGTTGGTTAATATGCGCTATGCCGGAGCCTACAACTGGGCGTATTTGCAAGGTGAATGCCCATTCGTTGAAAACGTTTATGGCTATGCGATTAACATCGATTACCGCGTTCATCGTTCTGCTGACGTAGGCCGGTTCAGCAATGTTCACATTAACCCTAACGTAACGCGTCCTGCTTGGTCGTTTATTAATGCCGCAGCGATGATCCCCACAAGTTGCGCATTCCACTTTACCGAACATGACGGGATGTTTATCAATGACACTCACGTATTCGGCAAGAACAAGGTAGTCATCAATAACCAGAACGGCACGGCGCGGCTTTGTACGGTTAATGGTAGTAACTGGTTGGTGGACAAATGCGGAACATTACTGAAAAGCGACATCAATAGCGGTCTTACCTGGGGCGTAAACAACGGTACGTTTATCTCACGTTACTGCTCTGAAGGTGGTGGAGTCATGCTGACAAACCCACTTGCAACTCAGGTTTCTGGATATCAGTTCGATGGCTGGAAATTCCAGATTGATGCAGATACCAGTCCAGTCACTGCAGTGGGGCCACTTCCTGCTCGATGGTTTAACTTTGGCACGGCATCAGGCTGCAGGGTTTGGCTGAATAACTTCATTGTCCTGGCGATGCCTAACATGGAGTTCAATAACGATGCGCAAAGCAACTTGATTGAAGGTTCTGCAACCGTCGGCACAAGAACAATCATCTTTGATAACAAGCCAAAAAACCGCCTAAGTAACGTATGGCTGGCATCTGTAGACCCAGCAACGCTGATTCCCTATGGATATGCTGCGGCGGGGAGTAACATCACTATCAACAGGAACGTTGTTACTTCTACCAATCCGGCATCTTCAAATGGCGTTGGCATATCTCAGCGCGTATTTACCTCGTTCACGGGTGCTTGCTCAATTTGGGTGTATGCGTCGTCTGTAGGGGATTCCGTAGGCGTATCAGCGACCGCATACCTGGCTGATTTCGGCAGCCCAATTGTGTTCCCTTCAACAGGCCCAGCCAAGTGGGAGCGTTTTGGCAATGAGTATCTGGCGAGGATTTCTATCCCTGCCAGCACCAACCGAGTTATCTGGGATGTCGTGGCAGCAGCACCATCAGCAACCGGCGGCCTGCTTGTTCTGTCAGACTTCAACATGACGGCTGATAACCCATTAACCTACTGGCATGGCGCGCCTGAAGTTCAGCTGCAAGCTCAGCAGATCAACCAGAACTCAGGAACGATGGCTGTAACCCCTGGCGTTGCAACTGAAGTGCCAAGATATCTATGGGCTTCAGATGTTGGGGCGATCATCGTACATGTTCGGACTGCTAACTCTGCGCTGATCGTCGCTCTAACAAAGCGCATGGTGGCTTTTGATGGCACTCTAAACATAATCAGCCAGCAGGCCGGTTCAGAGACCGTGACGGTTGCATGGCCATCTGGAGCGGGTAAGCGACCAACAATTATGTGCTCTGCGAATAGCACTGCAATGGTGACAATTTCAGGGGTGTGA